CGCAGAAGTAAAAACTGGATTAACGATATCAAATGTAAAAATAACAGGTGGATCAAACAAGCCAAAATTTTATTCAGACATATCGAGAACTAAATATTTTAATAATCAAAACTCTATAGAGTTTGACGACAACGATACTGCTACTATACAGGGGGTGCAAAGCTCTGGTCTGTTAAGTAACAGCACAAACGAGTTTGATTTTTTCTATGTTGTTTTTCCTAATTCTTTTGAGTCAGGAGGGCAATTCAAGGTTGATAAAAATCGTAAAGAAGAAAATTATGTTTTTTCTAAATTTTCAGATGGAGCAAGTACCGTTCATCAGGCAATTTACATGAAAAACGGAAATATAAAAGAATCAACTGGTATGCCATGTGATGCTAGCAGCGCTTTCTTAACAATTGAAACCGAAGTTAAAACTTTACCTAGTTATGCTTTTGTTTATAATGTTACCGCTAAAAAAAGTGGCTCTAGTTTTCTATATTCTGTATATATTAATAACGAACCTTTTATTGAAAATAAAAATGTCGGATTGTCGAGTTTAACTTTTAATATAGATCCCATTCTTGGGGCATACAATAGCCAGACAACAAGTTTCAACATTTCAGATATAGTTATGTATAACAAACAGTTACTTCCAAAAGAAAGAGATTCCGTGTATTTAACTTTATCACAAAGAGCTCGTAAACCTTTGCAGATTATCACTAGTCCAACAATAGATACTAGTACTCTAAACAACACTGTAGAGGATAACTCAGGGTTTGCTGGATACATTAAAACAAATAGCTAATAATCATGTCAACACAATCATTCAATTCTTCTTTATTAGATCTTTTACCTGATACTATCATTGAGTTATATGAGATAGATTTAGGGGAGCAAGATGGAATTTTTCGATTTCATCCCGGTACTATATCCTCTTCTAATATAGTTTTTGATGGCAGAACCTATATTTCTATTCCAGTAGATGCTGCAGGATTCGAGAAAAAAGGCGATGGTAAAATGCCCAGACCGACTTTGACTGTAGCGAACTTGGAAGGCTTAATGAGTGACGCCATAAAAACAAGATCCGATCTGGTTGGGCATATGTTCACTAGAAAAAGAACTTTTTTAAAATATTTAGATTCAGCAAACTTTCCTAACAGTTTTAATCCTTTTGCTATACCTGATCCTGAAGCTAGATTCAGCGATGATAGGTTTTTAATAAATAAGAAGTCGCAAGAAAATAAGTTTTTTGTTGAATTTGAGCTTATTTCTCCCCTTGAGTATGAGGGGGCAAAATTGCCTGCGAGAACGATGGTCGCCAACTATTGCCCGTGGGTTTATAGGGGCAAAGGGTGCTTGTATGGTCAAGATAAAAATTTTACACAAAAGGTACAGAAAAGGCCAGATAGTAATATTTTCACGGATAACAGTCAACCTATTGGTAACCTTGGTGTTCCAGTAGCAGATGAAGATAATAAAATTTTTTGGGACAAAGATGGTTATAATATTACTTTACCTCACCATGCTTACATAGGGGATTATAATAAAACTACAAGTTACAGTAAAGGGCAAATAGTAAGAATAAAACCTTATTTTAATGTTTCTAGTAAAATAGGTCAATCTGGGGAGCAAGAAAATACCAACTGTTTAAGTAACCATTTTTATGTTTGCATAAAAGATAATACTACTAATAAAGACCCTAGATTTGAAAAAGAAAATTGGGTTGCGGATAAATGCTCCAAAAATTTAACTGGGTGCAAAATAAGATTTAAACATTACACTGAGAAATATGATAAAGGGTTACCGTTTGGAGGATTTCCATCAATCGAGTCTTACAGATTTTAATTTATTTTTTAAGAAAATACAAAGTTACTGTTCAATTCGTAATTATGAATGTTGCGGTATAGCCACAGATAAAAAATTACATTTTCTTGAAAATATTCATAATAATAAAAGATTTTTTTTTCAAATACCCCCCGAGAGCTATTTTGAGATAATAACAAAAGAAGATATCTCTTTTATATGGCACTCTCATGTTCTTGGTTCAGCTTGTCCCAGCAGCGAAGATCTAGATTACGCAAAAGAACATCAGCATTTTTCTTTAATTTATTCTGTTATTGATGATAATTTTTGTTTTTTTGACCCCTATTGTTTCAAACAGGTTTATTTTTGCATTTGAAAGTGTATAATATACTAATGACAAACGTTATTATACATGGCAGATTTGGAGAAGTGGTAGGTAAACACCATAATTTTGCTTGCTCAAAATTATCTGAAGTTTTTAGAGCCATAGAGTCCAACACTGGAATGCTCAGAAAATACACTTCCTTCAATAGGAAACGCAAAATGAGCATCTTTGTAAATGGCAAGGCTGCATCAGATAAAAATTTCGACCTAGTTAATGTTAAAAACAGTAAAGTAGTTATTCTTCCTATACTTATGGGGGCTATAGGGATCACTATTATGACTATAATTGCAAAAGGGGCAGCATTAACAATCAAGGCTAAAATTACTGCTGCGATTATTAACATTGCTTTTGCTATAGGAATGAGTCTTCTTATGAGCAAATTGCTTGCGCCGGATGATCCTGATACAGCCTCAACGTCTTCCTATATTTTTAATCAAGCAGAGAATGCTGTAAAACAGGGCTCTCCTGTTCCTGTTGGTTACGGCAGATTTAAGGTAGGTAGCACTATTCTATCTGTGAGTCTGATAAATGTGGATAAAGCTCTTACTTTAGAAGGTAATTTTTATGAAGATTTATTTTCTAATAATACAAGTAGAGAATTAGGAAAAGAAGAAATAGATGTCGCATCTGCGTCAATAGCAAAATTTAATTAATATGAGCCATTCAATAGGTCTAGATCAACATAATAATAAATGGGCGACATTAAATGCTAAAAAAGTTTGCCTTTCTGCTGAGCTTGTAAATGCAGACGAAAACCCTTACCCTTTAAACTCACTCGACAAAACATTTACAAATAAGAGGAATACACGTTTAAATAAAGTAGCAAGAGACGAAAAAAACAAAAAAGAATCAACATCATTTTACCAAGTTGTTGATATTTTATCTGAAGGTGAAGTTGCGGGCCTTTGTGATAACAACGGTGATTTGATTTTATTATCTAATGATATAAATAAAAATAGTGATTATTTTAAAGGTTTATATTTTGATGATAACCCTGTAAAAAATACAAAAACAAATACCTACAACTATAGAACTGTTTTTTCTGAAATTAGATTGGGAACTGAAAAACAAAGAGCTTTATCTGATTTAAACAAAGGCCTTTCTTTTGCTAAAGCAAGCCAAACTTTTAATTACGGAATAGCTTTATTTGCAAACCCTCATACAGCATCATTAAGTAATGTTAGAATTAACAATGTGGATTTTGTAGCCGAAGCAGAGCAGGACACAGACTACTGTTATGATTATGATACGGTAATTAGTAGTAAGACAAAACCTAATTTTGCATACTCAGAATTTCCTTTTGTACATACAGTTATAAATCATAATGTAGATGAATTAGTTTTGAATATGGGTTTTACTGGTCAATATAACGCAAATAGCGGCGCTTATACTGTAAATACGTCATTTGTTATTGAAGTTGGTTATCAGGGGGATTCTTTATCTTTAGGCCAAGGGGGTTCTGTAGGTTATTTGTCTTGTTTTATAAGAGGTTTTGCTTCATCAGAATATATACGTAGTTACCATATACCTCTTCCACCGTCAGGGGATACAAAAAAAAGATATATAAAAATTACGAGGGTAGACAAAGACTTTAAACCGTCATTCATAAAAGCTAATAAATCTTTATCTGTAAGCTCAATAGTCGAAAATATAAAAGAAAAATTGAGGTATCCCAATAGTTCAATCATGGGTAATATTTTTGATGCTTCTGCTTTCGCTCAAATACCTAAAAGATCTTATGATTTAAAATTATTAAAGATAAATGTGCCTTCTAATTATGATGCTGAAGCAAAAATATATGAAGGAAACTGGAACGGAACTTTTGCTTTAAACAAAAAGTGGACGGATAACCCGGCTTGGATTCTGTATGACATAATGACAAATAACAGATATGGGTTAGGTAAATACGCGTTTCAACAATCTATGTTGGATAAGTGGAATTTGTATTCTATATCTAAATATTGT